CTCACCCATATCGAATGGCTCGAACTGGTCGAAGGACGCAAGCAGACCAAACTCCATGCGATTGCTCGACTTATGGCCGAAGGCGCCGTCGTCCGTCATGGCTCCGGGAAGCGTCAAGACCCCTATAGTTACAGCCTCGTCACGCGCTCATGAAAGCCGTTCCCGCGTTCCCGCGTTCCCGCCGTTCCCAAGTTCCGTTTCCGTTCCCGACCTCTGGGAACGGCTTTTTCGCTCCTACCTGTTTCGTGCGAATTCATTCAGGAAACAATTCCGTTCCCCGTTCCCATATATACATGGGAACGCCGGAACTAATAATATATATGGGAAGTATAAGCTCCCCTTCATCGCCTCTTTCCGTTCCCGAATTCCCATGAGGGGGGTATAGTTCCTACCGTCAAAGATTTGACTAACTTGAAGAACAATCACGGCGGTAAACGTCCAGGTGCCGGTCGCAAGAAAGGCACCAAGCTCCTCAAAACGCTGGCCAAGGAAGCGGCCCGCGAATACGTGCGCAAAACCATCACGGCGCATCTGCCGGCGCTCGTCGATGCCCAGGTGGCCAATGCGAAGGGCCTGCAATATCTGGTCTATCGCGATAAGCAGACGGGTAAATTCGAACGCGTGCGCTCGCTCGAGGACGTCGACCAGGACGCCGAGGTCATCGAGGTCTGGGAGAAAGACCCGAGCGTCCAAGCGTTCACGGATTTGCTCAACCGAGCGATTGACCGCCCGAAAGAACAAGTGCAGGAGATTGAGATTCGGGCGGATAATACGACGGCGCTCGATCGCGCGAAGGAGCGATCGTTGCTGAAGTTGAAGCCATGAGCCTCTATGAGACGTTTCTGCTGGGCGTGCTCACGGGCGGGGCGATCGTCTGCGCCGTCATCCTCCTCGATGTGCGCTATCCGTGGGTATATGAACGGTTCCGCGCCAAGGTGTTGGGGCCGAGACGATAATGCCCGCACCATCACGCAGCTACGATGACGACCTCGTGGAGTGGTGCGCGTCCCTCTATGCGGATCCCCTTGCCTGGGTCTGCGGCGCGTTCCCCTGGGGCGAGCCAGGCCCCTTGCAGCACTATCGTGAGCCGGACATCTGGCAGTGTGAATTCTTGGAATGGTTAGGACATGAAATCAAAGCCCGCGACTTCAACGGTGTCGATCCAGTTATGCCTATTAGGGCCGCCGTTTCTAGTGGTCACGGTATCGGCAAAGGCGCATTAACGGGCATGCTCGTGTCGTTCCTCATGTCCACCAGGCGCCATGCGAAAGGCGTGATCACGGCGAATACTGGGCCACAGCTGCAGGACAAGACATGGCCCTCGATTACGACGTGGGTGAAGCGGGCGATTACGCGGGATTGGTTCGAGTTGAACACGAGCATCCTGTATCGCAAGGGCCATCGGGAAGAGTGGAAGTGCAGCCCGCAGACGTGCGACCCAGATAACAGCGAAAGCTTCGCCGGCCAGCACAATGCGGCGAGCACGAGCTTTTACATCAACGACGAAGACAGCAACGTCCCGGAGATCATCCACGAGGTGCAGGAAGGTGGACTAACTGACGGCGAGCCGATGCAGTTCTTGTTTGGCAACCCGACGCGCAGGCGGGGCAGCTTTCACGACATCGTGTTTGCCGGCAAGGGGCGCGGGTGGAAGACGTGGCAGATTGATGCGCGCACGTGCCAGTTTCCGAATAAGGCACTGATTGCGGAACAGCTCGAGGATTGGGGCGAGGATAGCGACCGCTTCAGAGTGCGCGTGCGCGGGCTGCCGCCGAATGCGGAAGACGCGCAGTTTATTGATGCCGTGCGGGTGCGGGACGCGCAGAAGCGCACGGTGGAGGTGCTGGATGATGAACCGCTGGTCGCTGGATGCGATTTGGCATGGGGGGGTAAAGATTCCAACGTCATCAGATTTAGACGAGGGCGCGATGCTCGCGCAATCCCTGCTATCCGTATTGCCGGCGAACTCACGCGTGACCCTTCGGTGCTCACCAATCGTCTCTCTGACGTATTGGGTGGAACCTACGGCGGACATCGTGTATCTATGTTGTTCCTCGACAGTGCCGGCATTGCTGGCAGCATCGGGACGCGACTCCGAGAGCTTGGTTACACGAACCTGCTTGAAGTGAACTTTGGCGCCGATAGTCCTGATAAGAAATATCGGTATATGCGCGACATGATGTGGGGGCGGATGAAGGACTGGCTGGTCAATGGGGCGATTGATACCTCGCCGCGGCTCGAGAATGACCTGACGGCGCCGGGGCTGCGAGAGGATTTGAAGCAGCGGGTGTGGCTGGAGAGCAAGAAAGAGATGAAGGCGCGGGACGTGCCGAGTCCGGATGAGGGGGACGCGCTGGCGCTGACGTTTGCGCAGACCGTGGCGCGGAAGAAGAAAGAGGAGCCGGTGCCGCAGCCGTCGTTTACGGGGTTTAGTCAATCGTGGATGGGTTAGGATAGGGCGCCGCATGTTCCACTTACCGGATTTGCCCATTGTCGGCTACAGCACGACGCGCGAGAAGGCGCTCACGGACAACATTCAGGAGTTTATCCGGCAGATCGAGCGGGACCGGCCGCGGCTGCTGACGATTGTGTGCGAAGGGCGCGAGAAGTGGCGGAAGGTGGCGGGCGATATCTGGCGCGGCTATCGGATTGGGGAAGAGGATGGCACCCTCAATGCGATCTTTGCGTATTTCGAGTTACTAGCGAGCCCGCCGCGCGTGCAGGCCAAGCTCTTATTGGCCCCGAAGAATGCGCTGAAGTGGCGAGAGACGATGCGTCGGGCGATGCCGGGGATTGAAGCGGAACGCGAAGCCTTGAAGGGGCTCAAGCGATGAAGCCGATACCGAAGATGAACGTGAGCGGAGCGGCCTCCCATGCCGAGCAATTACTTGCGGAGTTGCGCTGGCTCGCTGGGATGGAGCGCGTGGCAGATGGCGATCAGGCGTTAGCGGTGGTCTTGGATCAATGCGCAGATCTGCTTGAGAAGGCGTTGAAACGGTGACGCTGGTCTATGCGATTTGGGCGAGCGTGTTAGCGGTGATTTTGGCGGTGGCGATCTGGTTCGTGAAGTGCGACATGCGGGGGAAGCAATGACGCTGACGCGTGGCGAACTGGAATACCTGCTCTTATTGGCCACGAAGGAGCAGCAGCGCGTCCATGTGCATCAGCATGGCGTGCTCCATCCGGTGCTGTTCCCGCATTGTCAGCATCCCGATTGTTTGTTTGTGCATGAGATTGGCGATCTCGTGGCGGGCATTCCGCGCAAGAAGCATCAGTTGATTGAGGTCGCCTAGTGGCGAAGGATCTGATTCGCGAAGCGCGGGAACGCTGGAATCGAGCGGCGGAAGCCGAAGAGCAGCAGCGCAATCGTATCGTGCGTGCGAAACAGTTTCGGGTGGGCGACCAGTGGCCGGCGGCGATTAAGCTGGCGCGAGAGGGCGGGAATAGCTTGCAGGGGATGGCACCGCAGCCGCCGCGGCCGTGCCTCGTGGTCGATCGGTTGTCGCAGCCGGTGCGGCAAGTGAGCAACACCATCAAGAATGCCAGCTTTGGGTTCGACGTGCTGCCGGCGGGTGGCACAAGCGACCAGGATACGGCCGATATCTTTAAGGGCTATCTGCGCTGGATGATGAACAACAGCCGTGGGGAATCCCCGATTGAATGGGCGGCCGACCAAGCGATTGAGGGCGGGATCGGCTGGTTCCGGCTGCGCACGGATTACATCAACGAGACGTGGGACGGGGAGCTGACCGAAGAGGCCATGTGGCAGGCGCTGCGAATGGAGCGCATTACGAACAATCTGAGCGTGTATCGTGATCCCTCGGCAGTTCTGCCGACATATTCCGATATGGGCTGGGCGTTCGTCACGAATGATATCTCGAAGGACGAGCACGAACGGAAGTGGCCGGATGCGGACCTGCGCGGGCTTGAGGCCTTCATGTCCACGGGCGATATGTCGAAGTGGTCCTCATGGGTGAGTGAAGAGAGCATCAGGATTGCCGAGTATTACCGCATCGTCTACACGAAGCGCCATCTGTATCAACTGCAAGACGGGACCGTCACTGAAGAAAAGCCTGATGACAAGAAAGACATCAAAGCTGAACGCGTCATGCAAGTGCCCAGCGTGAAGTGCGACATCATCAACGCCGTGCAATCGTTGCAGTCGTTCGATTGGGTCGGCTCGCGGATTCCGCTGATTCCGATTCTGGGCGAAGAGTTGAACGTCGACGGGAAGATCTGGCTGCGCGGCGTGATTGAAGAGGGCATGGACGCGCAGCGGATGGTGAACTACACGTATAGCGGCGCCGTGGAGATTTTCGCGCTGGCGCCGAAGAACGCGCCGATGATTGCGGCGGCGAGCGTGGCAAACTATAAGCAGATTTGGCAGACGCGCAATATCATCAATCACGCGTATCTGCCGTTTGACCCGTGGGACCAGGAAGGGAAAGAGTATCCGACGCCGATGCTGGATACGACGGAGCCGCCGATCCAGGCCGCCGTGGAATTGATGCGGGTCAGCGAGGATGCGATTAAGGCGACGACGTCGACGGGCGATGCGTCACTGGGGAATACAAACCCGAACGAGCGGAGCGGGCGGGCGTTGCAAGCCTTGCAGGCGCAATCAGACCTCGCCAATAGCAACTATCCCGACAATGTGAAGCGGGCGCTGATTTACGCGGGTGAGCTCGCTGTGGAGATCATTCCGAAGATTACGACGAAGGGGCAAATCATCCACATTCTGGGGATGGACGATGAGCCAGAGCAGGTAATGGTCGGTCAGCCGTATCAGGAAGGGCCGAACGGGCAGCCGCAACCCTCACCGCCGAACATCACGCCGGAAATCGCGCAGCTCGAGGGCAGCCTGCACAAGTTTTACGATTTGAACAATGGGCGCTATGCCGTGACGGTGTCGGTGGGCAAGGCGACGGCGACGAAGCGGGAAGAGGGGGCGCAGGCGCTGGGCGAACTGATTCCGCATCTGCCGCCGGAGATGGCCGCCGTGGCGACACCGGATTACGTCGAGCAGTTGTCGTTTCCTGGCTCGCACAAGATTGCGGAGAAGTTACGGAACGCGCTGCCGCCACAGTTGCAGGATCAGAAGGATCCGAAGAACCAGATCCCGCCACAGGCGCAAGCGATGATCCAACAGTTGCAGGGTGAATTGCAGAAGGCGCAGCAGTTCATCCAGACGAAGCAGGCCGAACAGCAGGGCAGCTTACAGGAGACGCAGATTAAGGCGCAGACGGATTTGCAGATTGCGAAGCACAAGGCTGATACGGATGCGGATCGGGAACTGGCCCTGCAGATGATGAAGAACGCGACCTCCATCGCTGTCGCGCGCATCTCGGCCAGCAAATCTCAGTTGGATCCAGTGGCTGAAGCAGCAGAGGAACGGCTCGCGACGGGCTTGCAGCACGCGCACGAGGTCGGGATGCAAGGCATGAAACAGCAGCATGAAAAGGATCTCGCGGCGCAGGCGCATCAGCAAGCCTTGGAGCAGGGATCGCAGGGCGCCGTGATTGACCAGCAGGCGCAGGAAAGCGATCAGGCGCATCAATCGGAGATGGCGCAACAGGCAGCGGAGCAAGCCAAGCAGCAATCGAACGGAGGCGGCGGTGCCTAATCCGCTGGTCATCCAGAAGCCGGAGCTGCCCGCGAGCATCAACCCGCAGGGCGCGTCCGTGTTCGATGCGCCTGGGC